GTATCCAATCGTCCACACCCCGGCGCTATCACGGTAGGCATCCAGCCTTAGCCCCTCGAAATCTTTTATCAGCAACGCGCCGTTGTCGCTTAACCGCATGGCTATTTGTCCTCTTTTGCTGACTGTTTAACAATAGATGCGTCATTGTTTGAATTAAGCACTGTGCCCCCTGTTACGTTGCCATCCTTCGCAACCAGCAGCCCTGCAGCGACAAGCACGCTTGAAATGCCTGTTGCCAGCTCGGTAGTCATAACCGCCGGCCAAATAGCGTGCGAGATAACCAATGCCAGCGCCAATGCCCCGGCCAGTGTAGTTTTCCAATTTTTCATAATCAATAGTTTTTAAATGTTTAAATAATTAGTCCCTGTTATAAATTCTTTGTTATCGTGCATTTTCAATAAATCCTGCCAAGTATGGCCTAACGCCATTTGAAAATGCGGCGAGTCTTTTTTTTTCCAATCTCCTCCCCATGCAAAGCCATGCGCCTTAAAAATCTCTACCACTTTTATATTTATCGTCCAGTCCTCCTTGCCGTTCACCATCATCACCAGGTCTAAGGCCAAGCCGTAATTATGCAGCGACTGCCCGCCTTTGGCGTAGGTTACGATGCCGCCCATCGGATTGCTTTTACTTTGGCCGTCAGGATTGATTATCGTCCGGCCCAGCTGAAATAAATGATCCGACCTTTCAAACGTCCTTAATGTTTCAACAATTTGCGGGTGAACAGGCTTTGGTGTCGCCGCGCATGCGTCCATCCATGCCGCCAAAGCCTGGTTCCTTATTTTAGGGTGCAATTGCTGTAAAAGACGCGGTGATGCTGTTTCCATTTAATCATCAATTTTATTTATCGTATCCGGGCCCGCTGCCTTTACTGCTTCCGATTTTCTAACTAATTTCAAATCACCCATGGAACCAATGATCTTATTCCACAAAGCACGCTCCTCTACGTTTAAGCGGTTAACGGCTTCGGCCAAATTGGTTAGGTACTCTATCATCTTATTTAAAAATCTTCATCATCAGCGTTAATTTCTACGCAATCATACTTCATCAAAAGGACTGTTATAATAATTCCTACGGCTATACACCCTGCTATTATATACCACATGTTTTATCCTCCGTGTTTATTTTTAGGGGTAAAAAATTCTATAAGTTACCGACCCCGCCAATGTCTTACCGCTCATTTGAGTGTATGTTATGGCAGTATTGCTGTTGTCTGTTAATAATACTGTTGAGTCCGTTGTCTGTGTTTGACCTAAAATAGCCAGTCCAGAAGTGTTAACGCTTATAGATAATGGATAATAGTCATAGGGCGCAGTTGGCAAACCTGTGATGGCCACCGAGTTTAAACTTGCCGATACAGGGAAAGTTATATTAAAAAACGCGGTCGTCATACCACCAACTGTTTGGTAATAGGTATCGTTAACCGTAAGCGTTACCGTACTGCTTGCTGGTGTCCATGTCCCTGAACTGGTGGCAGCATAATAGTTGCCCGCTATTTTTTTTATCAAATTCGTTGTGGCATTTTTAACAAGAATACTATCGGTGACTGGCGTGCCGCTTGAAGTATTTGTGAGGATGCTCCCAGGTGTTGAAACATTACCCCTTAATGTCAAATCCCCTGCATCAGTCAACCACATGTTCTTGGCGCTTCTTGCAAAATTATTCCACTGAATTACTCCCCCGCTTGATACAGGGAAAAATACTACATCGGTACCATCTCCGATTAGCACAAGTGAGCCGCCTATGCTATACCCATAAGGATAATTGCCAACGTTTATCCCCTGCGTTAAACTCATGCTGTTAAATACAGCGTTAGCCCCTGTGGAAACATCCTGACCAATTGATATAGTCCCGCCCGCCAAAGAAGCTACGCCCGTCCCGTTAGTGAGGGCATTCTGTTTAGAGTTCCATGTTGGTGCAGATGCGATAGAAGCATCAGCGATAGGGGTCGTTGTTGATAATGATCCTACTAAAAAGGACCCTTCCACAGAAGCATTACCATTGTTGGTATATAATATGGCGTTGGGGTCACCGATTACCGGCATTTTAAACATCAGGCACCAGTTATAATAGGTATAACCATCGTAAGGGTCTTTAATTAGTTGGCTGTCATGCAGGCATCCCCTGTTCCTAAACCTTACGCTATCCCCGCTTACAACCGGTGATGATGCAGGAGTTACAGCATAATACAGCGTATCTCCCACGGGAGACGACGCGGCCTCCATTGTAATGGTATTATTGTTCAGCACATGGATGTTTGATATGGCAATAGTGGAGGAACCATTTCTCAAACTGAACCCATATTGATTGTTTGGATTTGTTACGTCAGTCGTATCGATTACCAGCGGGGCCACAGGGACATTAAACGTAACCTGGATTGTGTTCCCCGAAACGTGCATGTTTACAGGTGATAACGGCTGAAACTTGCTTTTATGAACCGTCTGGTACTCTGCCGCCAAACCTAAATACCCACCCATGTGGCGGCGTGAAGCAGGTGTCAAATGCACCGTATCAGGCGTTTGTACAGAATACCAAAATTGATAACTCGGACAAGCCAGCGTAAATAGATGGCTTAAATCATTAAAGATATTCTGCACCCCGGCCACCATGTTGAATTTGTTGGTGTTGGTTATACCATAAGCCAGCTGCGGGCTGATAAAAGGAATATCATTTTGCTGGTGGTCAATAGCCTTAATGGAATTTGATACGTTATTTATAAGGGTACCGAGCAGGTCATTATAATTAGCTGTGTTCGCATCAACATCTGTTTCGCCTTGTATCCAAAAAATATAGGGTACACTGAATGACTGGTGATTATTGTTCGCTATTGATAAAACACTGTCAGTCGTGTTTATAAGCCTTGCATAATCAGCCGTACCATAGCTTAATTGACTTATGCTATGCCCCCCAACCCCGCAGGCTGCGGCTACCATGTTCAGCGAGTCGCTCTGCCACTGTATGTGCGTATCGGCATAAAATTGTGAAGCAAAATTTTGCGTTATCCCGCTTAGCGGAGTTTCCGAAACCGTTTCAGCGAATTTTACCAGCGGCGCTATCGGTGTGCCCGGGTCTACCGCAAACACTCCATACCTCGGCATTGTTGTGCTGTACGGCTGCGATACTGTATAGAGTGCAACCAGGCCTCCCGAGTTTGAGTTAGATTGTCCGTAAGTAGGCGTAAAGATGTAATCAGAAAAGTAAGGGGACTTGCTTCGTTCCAAATTCTTAACAAATGCCGAATTAGCGATCTGCGTAGAAAAATCATAACTGGGAAGTGTAAAATTCGCCCAGGCCTGGTTATAGATATGCACGTTATTTGCATAATCCACATATAATCCATAGGTATTCCCGGGTGTTGCAAGGTTCCCGCCTGAAAGGCCAACGCCATTAAATGCGCTTAATGATACATCATTTGATTGCCTGGTTAAACTAAAAATATGATTCCCTAAATTATCGTAATGAAGGTATCCCGAACCATCAGCACTCGACCATTGCTGTTTATAGCTTTCTGTCGCACCTATTACCGTCCCGTTATCAGTTTGGTGAGAATTGCCTATTTGATGTTGAGATGTGAATACCGGCATTGTTGATGTTGTGCCGTTAAGGCGGGTGTCTACCCATGTGCGCCCGGCAAGCTTCATCCAGCCTATGCTTGATTGATAAATATATCTTATCGTATCCCCCCCAACTATTTTATAATAACCTTGTATAGATGCGACAGTTGGACTTGCTGGTAACGGGTCCTGCGCAAATAATTTACCCGCAATAGTTAAAAATAAAAGTGTGTATAATATTATCCGTTTCATATTAAAAAATTATATAGCCTGTTTCGCTTGTTGCCCAGTCAAATGTTACTGTTGTAATTAACCCCGTCGTCCTGATTATCTTTAGGTCAAAATCCTTTTTGGTTACTTCGTCCGTAACGCCGGTGTTAATGTATACCGCTGGTTTGGGCAGGGTGTTGCCGAAGTAATCGGCATACGTCGTTCCGGTAATTATATCATCTGTTTGCCAGTTAATCACGATCCCGGTAGCAGCGGTAAATTCAACTTCTTGCGGCGCATCGTGCTTAAGCTTTAAATCGTCATCAGATACGCCGTTTTTAAACCACCACTCACTATTTACCCCTCCTGTTATAACTCCATTTGAAAGGCTGCCATCTGTATTGATGATAATACTAAACTGCCCTGTGCGGCTTTCGTCTGTGGTTAAATAAGCCAATACCTCTGCCTCGCTCACATAGGCCCTATAAACAAAGTTTACACTATCGTAATAATACGTGCGCGCATCCACCGGCTTGCTTATTAACCCGATTGGCTTATTGGTGGCGGTATGTAAGGATGGGTTATACATTTTCGTTAATATTTGGAACAGCGCAAGTGTTATTGTCGTAAGGAATTTGGATTGTAAGGTCAACAACGATACCGGCGACTATGTCATCAAAGGATTCTCTTACTAATCCAAAGCTGCTGCCGGAAGAAAGCTTCCAATCGAGATAATCTGAATGATTAAATTCTGCTAACAGGTCAGTCGCAACGCTTGCCATGTCGGATTGAACATCAAGGGTATTTTTTTGAGTTTCGTTACTAACATTCTCTAAGTCCAGCAAAAACATTTTAAAATTGTAGGACACAACCTTCCCCGCCACATCAATAACCCCCTGGTTATCCTGCAGAAATAAGGACGCATAGCGGGTTTGCTTATCTTCAATAAAGTCAGTTACGTTACCGAAGTAGAAGTTTCTTAACTGCTTGTGCTGAAGCGCTATTGTTTTTATTCTCCGTACAATTTGATTTAATGTTAGCATTTTGCTTGGCTAAATACAGTTTTAGTTTTGTCTCGTTTTTTACACTTATTTTTTTTGGCATAGCTCAACAACAGTCTGGTTTATTGCCCTGGTATTTTTGTTCGTATGTTTTATAATTCCCGCAGTCGTCGCCTAAATAAATCGGCATTGAGTACGCTTTATGCTCCGGTCGCATGTCATCCAATCCGCTGCCCGGGTTCAGGTACTCGGGGAATAACGTCGCTGCATACTGCCTTAAATAAAGCCTGCACCGGTTAGCGTAAAATTCTGCCCGGCTTTTGTATTTATTTGATACGTCAATCAGCTCGCTCATGGTAGGCAGCTGCGTATTGTCGCCTACCTTCCTGACCACGCCTTTATTCCAAAACTGATAGGATAATGTTTGCGGCAAATCGGTTAACGTGTAATAAATCAGCGCGTCAACAATGTATTTATCAAGCAATGTTTTATAAGGGTCGATTAATACATCGGCGCTGATATCTGCCTGTATTTTATTATACAAGGCGCTGCCCAGCAGCGGCATGATATACATGTCCTGGGCTACCTTAATATCAGGGTAGATTAGTTTCGGGTCAATGTTTCCATGAATAACGGTCCTATCCTTTATCATGTCGTCCGAAACCAATAGTATATTCAAGCTCATGCCGTATCCCTCCCTTTTTTAACCACTATGTTTGACATCCAGTTATGCCTGCAATAAGGTGTAGTAATTCCGTCCGGGTGCCGCCAGAAGCCGCCGCGCCTGTCAAAAACAGAATAGCCCAATTGCTGCGATATCTGCTCTATTTCAAAGCGGCTGTAAAACCTGTTAAGTTCCATAAGCTTAGCGCAAAAGGCCCTGTTTCGGTCATCCTGCGGGCCCTCGTAGGAATATTTAACGAATATCTGCGTGGTTTCCGGCTCGCCCCTGTCGTTTCTTATATCGTTAATAGGCATTTCAACTGTCCGAACAATCTCCGTATCATCCCCCACATCTACCGTATCGCTTGAAATATACCCCCGCTTCTGAAGGGACGCTATTTTAGCCGTTATATATTCCGTAGTGCTGCCAATTACCCCCGCGATAACTTCAGGCGTAACCCGCTTATCTTTTTTTATCAGATCAAGGATTGAAGCCTCTGTATTTGTTACGGTAGTTTCCTTAAATGATGCCTTTTGCCAAAAGCCAATCTCATCTTCGGCGCATTCCGACATACTGCTGAATCCTACCTTCTTTTTCTTTACCAGGTGATAATCATCCTTAGCGTCCCCGCAAATTGAGAACATGCCGATCGCCCTATCATCTTCCCGCTGCCTGTCTTTTTTTGTAAACTTTGATATTTGAGTGATCGGCGGAATCGGTATTGTTGGCGTTGGCTTGTTATCCGAACCGATATTTGGCGTATCCCAAAGGTCTTTTGGTATGCCTAATAATTTAAATACATACTCTTTAGGAAGCGAATTGACCACATCCTTGACATCAACCTGGTTGCCGATAGGGTCAAGCTGCTGTATGTATAGATCGGGCACCTGGCCGCTAATGGATTGAAAGTAATTAACCACTTTTTCCAGGTCCATTTGCTTTGGCTTGGCATAAGTATTAATGAATATTTGATAGGCGGTATAAAGCTCAGTTGATCCGCCTAATTGCCCTTCTTCCTTGATTCCGAAAAGCATTGGCGAAGTAACCTGGTGTCCGGTGAATATTTCCTGCTGGCAGGTTTTGTTTAACAGGTCAAATTGTTTATCCAGTTCAGATGCGGACAGGTCTGTTATATTAACCGATTTATCCTTGCCGGTATTGAATATCATTACAAACTTCCCGGCGTTCTCCGCTCCTGAAAATTTCTTTGAAAATGACCTTTCTATTTCCCGCTTCTTCTCGTCAGGCGGATCACCGATAAAGAATTCAATAGCCTTGCTCGGCATCATGCCATTGCGTATGGATGACAGGTGAAACTTGCTTATTTCAATATCAGTCTCTATATAATTATTACAGGCCAGGTACTCGGGCAACGGGTAGATATTGGTTCCCGGCCTATACTCATTGTACGAGAATAGCTGAACGCCTCTTCTGTCATTGGGGTTGAATTCTGGATAATGTATCGCTTCCTCTCTTAAATCGGCCCAATTGTATTTATACCAGAATCCCGATTCTTTGTCGGCCCTGATCTTCTCGAATTCAATATGAAATATATCCGCTGGTTTGCTACCTATAGTATTCCAGATCACCATTAAGCGATAACCGCCGTATATCTCAGCGTCCTTTACCGCTTTTTTAGCAACATCGTTCCATGTTTCACCATCCCGGTTAATAGCCGGTATTTTTTCAAGTTCATCAATAGAAGCGCCCGCGAATCCGCCGCCGAAAATGTACTTGCTTTTGCCGTTTATTATGGCGCTATGCTTGGCTGATTTATTATACAGGTAGGTAAGGTACTGCGGATAAAGATTGCTTTTCCCATACAGCACATAGTCCTTATTGCGCACCTCTTTAAATTCAGGTATCTCTACATCTGCAAACTTTACCACCACTACGCCGGGTATTGTATCTTCTGCTTTCGTTGCTTTTTTAACCATTGTAGCTTTTGTATGTTACCGGTTCATTGTATTTGTCATAATCAAAATCCTCCGTCTTGTATAAATTCATTTGTCCGTATTCCAAAGCTGGCTGTACGGCTAATAAAGGGTCTTTATTGGCCGGGCTTGCTTGTTCATACGCGGTATAATTCCATTTGCCCGGAGGCTGATCGGCAAACTGGACCATGGTATTAATTTCAAATTGATTGAATCTTTCAGGAAATAGGCTTTCATCCGCACCCATTACCAGGGCGACAATATTTTTGGTAGTTATATGCTCGAAAATAAATAGATAGTTCGGCGCGGCCAGGGTTGTTAATTCCGAAAGCGTAACTATTATTTTTTCATTTGTCTGTCCTGTGGTAAGCTCCAGCATACCATTATATATATATAATGCCGATTTGTTTCTAACAAAAAGCCGTTTAAGGTTTTTAATCCTAAACGGCCATTATAACCTTCCTATTAAGCCCTTTTTATGCTGCCAAAGTAGCCAATACATCTGCCGCAATTTCCGGGGCAAGCTCTTTTTCATTTCCGGCAAATGGCAAGGTATAGCCATTCCTGTCGCCCCATGCCATCCCGCTCCCGGTTACAGCAGCGCCCAGCACTAAGCCAAACTCACGCCCTATCATCCATCCCTTGCCGTTGTTGTCCACGATAAAGAATGTCAGATTATTTTTAGCCAGCAGCATTATTTCATTTCGTGTATTTGCCTGGCGCTTGTTAATTACAATTTCAACGCTTTGGGCGGCGAATACAGTCCCGTTCTGTTCGCTAACGGTTAATGTTTCCGAAAAATTAGACGTGTCCCTGATGAGATTATAGCGCCTCGGCGTACCTGCAAGGGTCAAGGCTGTAACAACCCCGCTTGCTTCGGTAATTGAGCTGATATTGCCGGTTTCAATAATATACAGGTACTTTACACCGCCGATCGAATCCCGACAATCTAAATTAAACCCCTGGGTTAACGCGCATGCCATATTGAATATTTAAAGCCCCGGTTAAGGGGCTGTGAATGATTAAGCTGTTAATTTAAATGATACGATCTCATTCGGGAAGGCAACGTTTATACCTTCTTTGAATTCAGCGACAAAGCGAACTTCATCGGCTTCTTTCGCAAAGAATATTTCCCAACGTTCCTCTTCGTTCTCCAAATCCACTGCTAAGTAGATATTGCTCATGCGCAGGGCAAACAGGCGGTCAGTCCCATCCAAACCATGTACTGCGGTTAAGATGTAATTCGTGCCCGGTATTACTACCTCGCCATTTTCCTGTTTAACTTCCGCGCCGCCCGGTGCAAAATGGAATAGGTTGCTATCTGTGTAAGCAGAAATAAACTTGTTGAAAGTATCCCATCCGCAGAATACGCGCACGTCATCTTTCCCTTGCACCTTAGCGGGCAGGGCCAGCCACATTGAACCTACAATGCCTTTAACATTTGCAAGTGTTATGCCGGTTGATGCTGCAATCGGCGCTCCTGTTGCTATGTAAGCTGCCGCGTTTGATAATACAGATGCGGCGGCAGTATCAACTAATTTGATTAGCCCGTCAAACTTATTAAGGTTCACATCCACCGAATCAGTATCCCCCTGCCAGATGCCGGTTTCCAGCTGATCTGATATAGTGCCGGATTTAAGGTCGGTATATTGCTGCTCAAAAGGGATGCTCTCATACCGTGAGCCTTTAGCTAAAGCCTTTTGAGTATATTTAGCTTCCAGCGCTTTAGGACAAAGGCTTTCATTAACCTTTATTTTGCCTACAGTAACTGTACGTTGTGTAAAGGCTGTTGCACCTGAAGAGTTAAACCCGCAGGTACCACCCACTTGAAATACAGCGTCAGTATCCAGGATGTTAATCTTTTCAGATGATTTAACGCCGGTCATAACGTTGCCCTCTTTTTGAATTAAGGACTGCGTTTTGGCGTAGAACAATGACCGCATAACAAGCAGGTCCTGGTTCTCAATAGTGTAGTCGGTTAGGGCTGATACGTTGTATGCCATTGGTTTAGTTTTTTATGTTTTGATCGTTTAACTTTTGTGCTGCATCGGCATAGCGGGCAATCGCGCCTTTTTTGCCTTGTGGTATTTCACCACTAAAAATTGATTTCCTTTGTACCGGCGGATCGCCCGCGGGCGCTTCTGCTAATTGCGTCATTAGCTCCAGTATCTGGGTAATTGTTTCACCTTGCCTGGCTATAGTTGCTTCCTGTTTTGACAGCTTTAACTCCGCTTTTGCAAGCCCCTGTTTATAAATGGCGATAGCGTCATCTTTCAGTTTTTCGGCTTCCGCTTCGGCGGATGTCTGTTCCGGGGTTTCCTGTAATTCCTCGCCAAAGCACCATTCCATCAATGCCTTTATGCAGGTAACCATCTTTGACATTTGGTCGCCTGTATCGCCAACCATTGCGTCGGCGTATGCCTGTACTTGTTCTTTGGTCATTTTCGCGCAGCCCTGGGTGTCGTCCGCTTTTGGCGCAACTAATACGGTTATTACCCCGTTGGCATCGGTTGAGAAGGTAGTGCCGTCCTCTAAGGTCCAGTCGCCTTCCGCAACCGGGGCATCCCCTTTTGTAACTTTGCCGCCTACTTCAAGCTTATCAACTGATATAGTATCCCCGCCTGAAAGTTTATAATCTGTAGCCGCGAACTCTGAAGGATCCGTTACCGAAGTAATTTTTCCGGCTGAATCAACAGCTACACTTGTGCCATCCATTAAAGTATAGGTCCCTTCCGCTGCCGGATCGGTTCCGATAAGGAAATCGCCGCCAACGTCTAAAAGACTTATAGTTACATCTGTACCATCGGCCAGCTTATAAGAAGTTGGCAAAGTGTCGGCAAATAATTGCTTGATCCTTTGCAGGATACTTAGAGATTCTGTTGATTTTTCAGACATTGCGTATTGCTTTTTATAGGTATATATTAAATCAGGCCGGTTGTTTCTTTTAAAAGGTCAAGTATTTTTAAAACCGTCTCATCCGGCGTAAGCTTTGCCTTTTGGGATTGCATTTTTACATATTGGAATATGCCCTCAACAGAGAACCCCTTTACGGACCCGTCCTTTATTTTTCCCCACGCTTCGTCGTTATTCACCTTAGCGGATATAAACCAGCTGCCATCGGCCACGTCCTCAAATCCCTGCATTGGCTGGATACCCAAAGACGGATCGCTGATAAATGAATTGAAAATGGTTATGCCCGGGAGCTGTTGATTCTCGTCATGGAACAGGTTGAAATTCTGCATATAGCCCTTTGCGTTGAACTTCTGAACTATTGACAGGATGGTTTCAGCATCAAACTCCACATAGTACTCCCCGAATGTTTCATCCTTTCGGTACATCGGCAGTCCCGCGATCATGGCGGGCCCGGAGATTATCTGCCTGTCCTCGTTTAAACTGAACCTTTGCCTTTCATTGAAGGATAAAAAGTTCCGATCAATTGCCGGGCGGTCAACCAGGGCGACAAAAGAAACCTCTAAATCGCTGGTTATATCCGGGTCGATTACACATTTATAGCATTTTAACTCCATGCCTATAGATATAGGAATGGCGCTTTTGTTTCATTTACTTGTTTTTATGGGAAAATAGTACGAGGTTTATAAATCAATTTAACCAATTTTAATAATGGGAATTCATAAAATGAAAAGAATTTTACTTGTAATTATCTTAATGCTGCCTATTATAGCGCATGCGCAAACCGTTCCTATCGATTCTGCGACGAACAAGGTATTATATACTGAAGTTATAAAGGTGGATGGTGTATTAAAAGACGAGCTATACACCAGGGCGAGAGAGTGGTTTGCCAAAACATTTAGATCCGCTCAAAGCGTATTGCAAATGGATGATAAAGATGCGGGCAAGATTATTGGTAAAGGGGCTGCTTCATCGAGTTTTAAATACATGATAGCCTCTATTGACTTCTTATTGAAGTATACTATATCTATCGCCGTAAAGGATGGCAGGTATAGATATGAGATAACAGATATTTCAGTACATGATCAGTCATCGTTAGGGTATCACTTAACCTTAGATGATATAGTTGTAAAAGGCGCATCTGGCTTAGAGAAGACAAAAAAAGCCAACGGCGAATACAGGAGTAGATTTAAAGGATATGTAATACAATCCGACATACTTATTAATGAGCTATTGGCTGATCTTAAAAAGACAATGTACAGTAAATCAAAAGATGATTTTTAGCCGCCTAACCGCGCTGCCCTGTTTAAGCGCGTAATCCTTTCCTGGCTATTTGTTACATCCGATTCTATGACAAATGCCCGAACCGTCGCATTGCCAATTTGATTAATTTGATTTTGTGGTAATTGGGTGTTGCTGACTTGTGGGCGTGGCGTTAACGGAGCCGGAACCGATATTCCAGATGGCGAAGACCCACCACCACCTGGTACTTGAACGGATACAATTTTTTTAATATTAGCAAGGCCGCTAAGAATCGCAATTCCCGCTGCAATTGGCGCTATTGTTGGCCCTATAAACGGAATACCAGCTAAGGAGGTATATGCTTTTTGCGCCGAAAGATAAGTGTCTATTGTGGCTGAAGCTATCGCTAACACTTTGCCAGCCGCTGTCGCCCTTCCAAATAGATCAGCCGCTTGGCCCAAACTACTTGAAATAGTTGCCATTCGCTCCTCTTGCTCTAATTTGGCAATTAAAGTTTTTTGCCGTTCATATTCTGCAAATAATTGAGCCTCGGCTTTTGCGTTGCCTTTCACAAGCGCCATTTTCTTATCATACCATTCATGCAATTGCTCCATCGATGCAGCCGCTTTTTGGCCCGCCTGGTCTAAGCGCATGTTCCCTATTTCTTCATCCAGTTTTAATGATTGATAGTTTAGTTCTTTTTCTTTGTCAAGCTTCTCATTTAACTCATCTGTTTGCATTTTGGAATCCGCCGCATCTCTTTTAGCAATTGATTCCGTCCATTTTGTTTGAAAGTCGAGTAGGCCCTTTGCCCGGATAGTATTAATCTTTTCATCATACTCTTTGGTTAAAGCGGCTTTCTTTTTGTTCCTCGCGGTAAGGTTGGCTATTTCATAATCGGCCGCCTCGAGGTCTATATCCAGCTGGTATTTTAATTGCAGTTTCGCCAGTACCTCCTGATCCTGAATATTGGCGGTATAGGTATCAAATAGTATTTTCCGCAAATCAGCGGCCCGTGTCCTGGCGTTTGCCTTGCTCAATGCCGATGCTTCGGCTTCATACTTTCGCTGGGCCGCGCCGATCAGCTCATTGCGTTGCTGAACATTAGTGTACTCCTGCGTTATCTGCGCCTTTTGCGCCTCGAAATCATTCTTCAGTTTTATCTGCGAAAGTTTATAGGCATCTGTTATCCCGGCGACCGCAGCGTCGTGGTTTAAGCCTAAAACCTTTTGATTAAACGCATTTGTAGTGGCAATTACAGCCATTTGGTTGCCTGCCAGTTGGTCTTGTAGTTTTTTAATTTCCAATTCCAACGCCTTGTTGGTTTGATCGCCCTCCGCCTTAACTTTTTCGGGATGGAAGAAACTACCTAAGCCCCCGAACCCAGCAGCAAGGGTCGCTTTCCATTTAATGGACGCTTGCGTAGCCTGGTCAGTTAAAACCTTTTGGGCTTCCAATTGCTTGATCGCTGCCTTAATGGACGCTTCGAGCTGTTTGTTTTTTATATCCAGTATTTCTTGCTCCGAAACTCCCTGCTGTTTCAGTAAGTTATCCTGCGATTGCAATATATCAAGTTTGCTTTTTTCTACTTCGAATGCTTTAGTAGCTGTTTCCAAATTCTTTTCCTGCGCCCTGCTTGCAAGCCCTACCGCGTTCTTTATGTCGCCCCAATAAGCGACGATAACCCCCAACGCGATAACAAATAACCCTATGCCTGTACTTCCTATCGCTGCTTTGATACCATTAAACGCATCCATAGCGACTACTTTTAGCCTCGTGAAATCTTTCGCGGCATCGGCCAATGTATTTACGCCTTCAGTTAATGCCAATGCTCCCTGCACTTTTAATATGGCCGCCTGAACCTCTTCACTCTGGCCGCCAAATAAGGCCATAGCCCCGGTTAACGCAGTTATACCGCCAACGGATGCTCGAACAGCATTGCCGAAGGCTTGAAACTTTTTTTCCGGATTAAACAAGTCCGCTACTTCTTTAGCGTCTTTTATCTTAGCCTTCAGATCGCCAACCCCTTTCGCCGCCGCGATAGCCTGTGTGCTTGTTTCGCCGAATTGCTCCTGTATCCCTATCAGTTCATTTTGGGCTTCCCTTAATTGTTGCTTAAAGGACTTAACGCTTGTTGACGCTTGTTCGGCATCTAAGGTTAACGACGCGGCTATTACGGTGTTTGACATATTAGTAATTTGTAAAATTTACTTTTAATAACTCTACCTGGCATGTATCCGGGTTGCTCATATTGTAATCTGTAATTTTATTTAGCCGGAATAATGTTCCGTCCACTGTTATATATTTTGAAAAGTCCAGATCAAAAATATCCTTCGGCTTTAAATAGAAGTACGCCGTGAGCAGCTTGCTATCCTTATCCGTTATTTCAGCCATATAAGCCGACCAGTAGATATTAAACTGATCATTGCTTAATTCGCCGGAAGCCAATTCAAAGAATATCTCCTGCAATGCCCCGAAGTTCAGGTCATCAGATGGCGCGTCAGGGTCGTTAAAATGACCGGCATAACCATAATTAGTCACGGAAGTTAATACGGTTGCCCCATCTTTAATGTCATAGCTTGTAACGCCGGTAACCTTTTTTACCTGAAGAATGCGGATATTGCTATCTGTCCGCTCCTCTGTCGGATCGTTGTCGGTTCCTGTACGCTTAAAGATAGTGCTGTAAACCTTATCTTCGCCGGTATAGCCCACTAATGGAGTTGGCGAGAATATCAGTTCAAAGCTATTTTTTTGCGCGGTGAATTCATACTGGCTGTCGTAAATGTAACTGCCATAATCCTGGCCGTAACGCTTGCTATACAGATCATTGTAATAATCGGAATCCTGTTTTAATTTAAACTCATAAATTTTGGCATTGAGCTCGCTCATGGGCTTTAAGGTAATTGGCTTATTCCTGTCCAGCTTATAAGTCCAATCAACTGAATCGCTATTATCGGTTCCGTAAAAATCCACGTATGGCTTAATATGGATTAACCGGCTGTTAAATTTATCCTCATAAACATACAGGTTGTAAAGTTTTACAATCGATACTAAAAAGTCGATTTGCCTTATATTCTTTGGGATGGTGTCATTTACGATAAGGGCCGCGCCGTATACTATTTCATTATAGGTTAATCCGTCTGTAGCCCCGGTTAAGGCGGCGGCGTTTACCGCTACGGCCACTAACGTTGTCGGGTTGTCTTTTCGCACGATAATGTTAAACGTATCATTCTGGGAAACACTTAGCGGCTTGCTTGTGCTGAGTGTAATTATACTTATGCCTATAGGCGCATTATATGGCTGTGTTTCTATTATTGTTCCGTTTTGTACAAAGTCTACATAAACCATATGGCTGCCGGTTAATATGGCCCCATTGCCAACTTTTATCGTTGCTGACATATAAACATTGAACACGGCGGCATCCGGAGAGATATATTTAATCACTTCATTAGCGCCATCAATGATAAACCCGTTTGCCGTAAATGAATTAAATTTAACATTAGCGGATGTTGTTGATCCGGCCAACGCGTTATATGGCGTGTATACATACGCGTTAAATACAGGCGACGATAATTGAAGCAGTGTTTTTTTATTGAATGGAACCACCTGGCTTTTAAACCTTGCCGTACCAAACAGATCGCATTCATACGTAAACCCCGATGCGGCAAACATCTTATCTATATACTCCTTTACATACAGGGCCGGGCGGAAGGTCCTGATGTCCCAGTCCTTTTTATTATAGCTATAGGTGCCGTAATCTATTAAGGGAAAGTACACCCCCGAACCATCAATGGAATCCCAACTGCCCACCACGTTAGCAATCGTAAAAGCCGTATTGTATCTGCTAAAGTCCAAATCTTCTAACTTGCCCGATGTCAGGGCCACGTTCAACGAAAACAAATCCCCAAAAACTGACACTTCATATTCAGGGCGCCCCTTATCGATATTGATCTGCATCAGCCGCAGCACCCCCTTAAAAGTTTGTATATTATCCTGAAATATAATACAGCTCGCGCTTTTACTGGCATTGAAATTATATCCAAAATTAGGCTGCGTCGCATCGTATGCGTTGCTTTGCCCTATTTGAAACACGTGCCCTAATAGCTTATTATTGCCTGATGTCCCCGGCAAAATGATAGTCTTGCTGAATGAGGTTTGCCTGGCGCTAAAGTCGGCGACATCATCAATGGCAAATGTTATTAGCGAAGAAATATCGGCGCTAATATCAGCCTTGTTATTTTCAATAAATACTTCAGTTCTCATTACCGGTATTGCGCATTATACATTTCTCCAAATTCAAGGTCAATGATTAGGTTAGTCAACTTATCGTTTACATGCTTTTTGAATTCATAATTTGTATTAGTTATGGATACTGGCCTAAAGAAGCCGTCCTGCTCGATATAAACCATTGGGGATAATGCGAGGTCGCCCAGCCATATATATTCGTCATCGGTTAATATATCGGTATTTAATGTTAGCTTTTCGGTGTACTGGCTGGCGTATACGGATTTGGTTTCGTTATAGACATTATTGTTTGAATTAAAATAATTTACATGGCCGTCGCTATCTATCGTATATGGCAATTTGCCGAAGCTTGTTTTTACAATATCGATAGCATCGCGCGATACCTTTGTAAAATTCCGGGTTTCAAAGCCGCCGAATTTATTTAAAAAGTGCAATCGGTAAACCTGAAACCTCGCTTCACACACCATATCAAACCTATACAAGCTTGCGGCCCCAACCTGCACTGTATAGTATAGTACAGCATC